TGATACTGCAAAGAATGTGTCTGATAACGCTAAAGACCCAGAGTAAGGAAAAGTTAAATGGCATCAAAGATTAAAGTAGATACTATTGAGACAGTTGCTGGTTCTGGTAACATAACATTAAGTAATGCATTAGTTGCTAATAGTGGTGTGTCAATAGACAACATAACGATAGATGGAACAGAGATTGACTTGTCTTCTGGTAACTTAACTCTTGATGTTGCTAATTTTATAATTCTTGACGCTGATGGGGGAAGAACAAGGTTTGCTGACAATGGAACTATAGTAGGTTCAATTCAAAGTGATAACAATAATTTTAATTTTGTAGGGGAGGTTTCTGACGGAGATATAGTTTTTAGTGGGAATGATGGTGGTTCTGGTATTGAAGCTATGCGTATAGATATGTCGGCAGGCGGTAACGTGGGCATAGGAACTGCTTCGCCTAGTCAAAAACTTCATGTAGAAGGTGCTGGTAATCATTTTATACTTTTAAATAATAGTACCACAGATGATGGTTTTTACTTCAAAGCAGGAACTGGTGAGTCTGCTATTCAGACTAATGGGGGTTCTCATAAAATTACCTTCTATACTAGTGGTAATGAACGTATGTCCATAGATGATGCTGGACGTTTTAGAGTTCCTTCTGCTTATTCCTCTACTACTGGTTCTGGTGCAAACGTAAGAGTGCAAACAGATGGTAAGCTTGAAAGGTCAACATCTTCTTTACGTTATAAAAACACTATTAAAGATGCAACACACGGACTAGATGATTTACTAAAACTAAGGTCAGTAACATTTAAAGGTAATAATGATGGCGATACTATTTTTGGTGGATTAATTGCAGAGGAAGTGCATGATGCTGGATTAACAGAGTTTGTAGAATATGATGACCAAAACAGACCAGACGCATTACATTATGGCAACATGGTTGCTCTATGCGTTAAAGCGATTCAAGAATTATCTGCAAAGAATGATGCACTTGAAGCTAGAGTCAAAGAGTTGGAGAGTAAATAATGTCAACATTAAAAGTAGATACAATCGCAACAAGAACTGGTTCTGGTAATATTACTGCAAGTAACACTATCGCTGGTAACTTAACTGGTAATGTAACTGGTAACTTAACTGGAAACTCTACAGTCGGTGGTACTCTTGGTGTTACTGGAAATACAACAATTACAAGTGGTAATCTAGTAATTGCAACTGCTGGAAAAGGTATAGATTTTTCAGCTGCAGCTGGGTCGGCAGCTGGGGCATCAGCATCTGTATTGGACGATTATGAAGAAGGCACATGGACACCAGATGTAACAGTAGCTGGTTCTGGTATGAGTTATAATGTGCAACAAGGAACTTATCTCAAAATCGGTAATATGGTTCGTGCTCAATTTTATCTTAATGCAACTGGTGGAACAATGGCTGGACAAGGTTTAAAATTCGGAACACTACCATTTACTCCAGTTGGGAGTCATTACACTGTTGGATTTGGTTATAATAATACTAGTGGAAGTGCGATTGCTCATCCAATTGTAATCGTATTCCCTGGCGATACAAACATTTGGTATTATGTGCAAAACACAACTGGAGTAGACCAAGTAACTGGTTCTACACTAGGTAATAACTTGAGTCAATTGTGGACTGTGATTTACCAATCAACATAAATAACTTTATACCTCTAGTGGATTCTAGGGGTGGACAAAAGGAGAAAAATAATGGCGATTACAAAACGTACAGAACAAGATAAAATTGAGATAATAGGCGAGTTCAAGCACATTCAGATTAGAACTGCTACTGTTATTGAAGAAGATGGTGTGGAACTTTCAAGAAGTTTCCACAGACATACTGTCTCACCAGACTCAGATTCATCTAAGGAAAGTGCAGACGTAAAAGCGATGGTTGCACAGTTTCATACTGATACGGTCAAAGCTGCGTACAAAAAACATCAAGAAGACGCTGCTAAATCTATGGAATAAATATATCTGTTATGACAGATATTAATCATTACTTAGGTAATCCACTTCTAAAAAAAGCAAATGTTCCAGTAGAATGGACTAAAGACCAAATTCTTGAATACCAAAAGTGTATGCAAGACCCTCTATATTTTTGTCAGAAATACATTAAGATTGTATCTCTAGATGAAGGTCTTGTTCCTTTTGATGTATACCCATTTCAAAAAGAAATACTAGGAACGATTCATAATAATCGTTTTACTATATGTAAACTTCCCAGACAATCTGGTAAGACAACTACAATTATATCTTATATCTTACACTATGTTCTATTCAACGAACAGATGAGAGTAGCGATACTTGCAAACAAAGCTGCAACTGCAAGAGATATTCTTTCCAGATTACAACTTGCATATGAAAACCTACCCAAATGGTTACAACAAGGAGTAATGTCTTGGAATAAGGGTTCTCTGGACTTAGAGAACGGTTCTAAAATAGTTGCATCATCTACATCTTCAAGTGCAGTTCGTGGTGGTTCTTACAATATGATTTTCTTGGATGAGTTCGCTTTCGTACCACACAATGTCGCAGAAGACTTTTTCAGTTCTGTGTATCCTACAATTTCATCTGGTAAAAATACTAAGGTTGTTATCGTATCAACACCCAATGGTATGAACTTATTTTACAAACTCTGGTCTGATGCAGAGAGTGGTAAGAACTCTTATAATCCGATTGATGTTCACTGGAGTGAAATTCCAGGCAGAGATGAAAAGTGGAAAACAGAAACAATTGCAAATACATCACAAGAACAATTTAATCGTGAATTTGAGTGTGAATTCTTAGGGTCTATTAATACCCTTATTCACCCAACAAAGATTAAATCTATGGTATTTGATGACCCTATACAACGTAATGCTGGATTAGAAGTATACAAGAAACCAGAGAAAGATAGATTATACACAATTGTATGTGATGTTGCAAGAGGAACGGAACAAGACTATTCTGCATTTCTTGTATTTGATGTATCAGAACTTCCATATCGTATTGTTGCAAAATATCGTAACAATGAAATTAAACCTTTACTCTTTCCTAATGTAATCTATGATGTTGCAAAAGCATATAACAACGCATATGTAATGATTGAGGTAAATGATATTGGTGAACAAGTTGCAACTGCAATGCAATATGACTTAGAGTTTGATAATCTAATTATGGCATCTATGCGTGGTAGAGCTGGACAAATACTTGGTTCTGGTTTCTCTGGGGGTAAGGTGCAGTTAGGTGTAAGAACAACCAAAGCAGTAAAGATGTTGGGGTGTTCAAACCTCAAACAATTAATAGAAACAGATAAACTTATCATTAATGATTATGACCTTATAACAGAATTTTCTACATTTGTCAAGCATGGACAATCATATCAAGCAGAAGAAGGACACACAGATGACCTTGCTATGTGTTGTGTGTTGTTTGCGTGGATGACAAATCAAACATATTTCAAAGAATTAACAAACGTAGATATTAGAGAAAGAATGTTCTTAGAACAACAAGACCAATTAGAACAAGATATGGCTCCATTTGGATTTGTAGACAATGGTTTAGATGACCCTATGGGAGAAAACATTGTTGATGAATACGGACAACGGTGGAGTCCAGTAGTGAGAGATTATAGTAATAACTGGTAAGGAGATAGTTATGCCACCTCGTAATCATAAGAATTGGACTAAAACGCCTAACGTAGAATATATCTCAAGTGAATGTTATAACAACGCAGAGATTTTTACACAAGAACAAGAACACATATTTTCAAAGGTTTGGGTGCCTGTTTGTCATATGAGTGAACTCCCAAATATTTTTTGTTACAGAACATCACAAATTGCATTTCAGAATATTGTAGTGTGGAATGTTGGTGATACTGTAAAAGCATTTTTAAATCACGGCCCACAACAACCTTCTGGTAAAGCGTGGAATGATGAAACTTTTGGTAAAGAACTATATTGTGAAGTAAAACACGGTGGTATGGTTTGGGTTACATTAGACCCAAATCCAACACAGAGTGTAGATGAGTGGACTGCTGGTGCATTTGATTGTATTGCAGACGCAATTGATACAGAAGAAATGGAAGTATTTCATTATCATAAAGCAATAATTGATACAAATTATAAATTATGGCATGATACCAATAGTGAATTCTATCACGATTTTATGCACTACTTTAATCGTGTATCTGGTTTCAATGATGAATACTTTGCAAGAAAAAATATTCCATTTGATAATGGTCATGTAAATGTAAGTAGTTTTACAGTGAATTATGAAGAATATGATGGGTTTGAGGATAGAGGTGAACTTAGTTTTCCAAACTTACCACCAAATCAATGGTATATGGTAGACTTATTCCCAGGCTATAATTTTAACTTGCGTGGTAGTGCGTACCGTTCTGATAGTGTAACACCTCTTGGGCCTAATCAAGTACTCATAGAGTTTCGTGGATATGGACTAAAGAAAGATACGAAAGAAGAAAGACAAACTCGTATTAAACATCACAATTCAATATGGGGGCCTTTTGGTCGTAATCTTCATGAAGATTTAATTGGTGTTGCTGGTCAAGGTACTACAATGCGTGAGGGTACTGAGAAAAGAAACATTTTACACGGAAGACACGAAAATCATACTATACATGATGAAGTTGGTATGAGACATTATTATAGTGCGTGGGGTGATATGTTAGGTGTAAATCCAAAAAGACCACTTGCGGCTTAATAGAAAACATTAAATCCCTACATAATATCAATAATGTCATGTTCGTATTTAATATAACAGTTAGAACAAACTATTTTGGATTTCTCTATGAGGTTAACTACTTCTTTTCTAGATTCTTCATTAAGTCCTAATCTTTTAGATTTAAAACGAATCTCTTTATCGTGGGGGTAAAATTTAAGACAGGCCGTTTCTGGTTCACCACAACGGTGACAAGAGTACGGTGCAAGAAACTCATTTAACCAGATAATTCTTCGGTTATAGTTTTTCTTTGCAACTTCTTTTATGGTTTTTTGATATCGTTTATAGTATGACATGGTATTATTTATAGATTCGAGTGCATATAAAAATGGGTTTTTGGAAACTTGATTTTACTAAATATACACAAGAATGATTTATTTGACATAGAATAAGGAGAAAAAATATGCCTTTTCAAGTATCGCCTGGGGTTCTTGTCAAAGAGGTTGACTTAACTAATGTAGTTCCTGCCGTATCAACATCAATTGGTGCGATTGCTGGTGCCTTTGAGAAAGGCCCAGTAGGAGAGATTACAGCAGTTTCTTCAGAAGAAGATTTAGTCAGACTGTTTGGTAAACCTAATGGAAGTAACTTTGAGACATTCTTTACTGCATCTAACTTTTTGCAGTATGGTAATGCTCTAAGAGTTGTAAGAGCACAAAGTGCAATTACAAACGCAATGAGTGGTGGTTCTGGTCTTTTGATTAAGTCCGACACTCATTATGAAGACAATTATTCTGCTGGACAAGGTTCTAGTGGAGAGTGGGGTGCTAGAACTGCTGGTGCTCACGGAAATAGTTTAGGTGTGTCCATGTGTTTGGGGCCACTTGCTTATCAAGAAAACTTAGGTACATCTAACCAGACAGTTGGTGAAGATGCTATCGGTGCAACAGTAATTAAAGTTGATGCTGGAACTGCATTTAATGTTGGGGATATAATTTCTTTCTCAACTGCTGATGCATCTTCTGATGCAAGTGCATTTGCACATATTGCTGGAGATGAAGGTAATGAATATGAAATTACTGCGATTGCAACACATGACCTAACAATTAGATTAAAAGACAATCCAAATGGTGGTGGTGTAAAAGCTGTTATTCCAGACAATACGTTTATTCGTAGACGTTGGGCATTTTATGATTTATTTGATAGTGCGCCTGGAACATCTACATATGCTACTGGTAAAAACCTTTCTGATGACGAAATGCACATTGTTGTATTTGATACAACTGGTAACATTTCTGGTTTTAGAAAAGATACTGCTGGTGAAAGAACAAATGCTGTTCTGGAAACATATCCATTTGTATCAAAAGCATTTGGTGCTAAAACTGCACAAGGTGGAACTAACTACTACCCAGATGTGATTTTCAAACAATCTGCATTTGTTTATTGGTTAGACCATAGTTCAATTCTTGCTGCTGGTGGTGGAAAAATCGCTGCTGGTTCTGCTGGTGCATCTGGTGATGCATATCCAGTTGGAACTGGTACTACTGGTGAAATTCCTTTCACTCTTAGTGGTGGTGCAGACGATTATGCATTATCAGTTGGTGAACTAGACAGTGCATATGAAGAGTTCGCAGATGCAGAAACAGTTGATGTAAACTTAATTATGGGTGGTACATCTCCTGCTAGTACTGGTGGTACTACACACGCAACTAATCTAATCGACCTTGCAGAGAAAAGAAAAGACGTTGTTGTCTTTATCTCACCAAGAAGAGAAGATGTTGTGAATATTGCAAACTCAACTACACAAGCTGCAAATGTCAAAGCTTTCTTTGATGGACTTTCAAGTTCATCTTATGCAGTCTTTGATAGTGGATACAAATACCAATTTGATAAGTTCAATGACGTATTCAGATATGTTCCTTTGAATGGTGATATTGCTGGTCTTTGTGCAAACACAGACACAGTTGCAGACCCATTCTTCTCGCCTGGTGGTTTTAACAGAGGACAAATTCGTGGTGCAGTTAAACTTGCGTTTAACCCAACCAAAGCACAAAGAGATATTCTCTATCCTGCTCGAATTAATCCAGTTGTTGCCTTCCCAGGCAATGGTACAGTATTGTTCGGTGATAAAACTGCACTAAGTAAACCAAGTGCATTTGACCGAATTAATGTTCGTAGATTGTTTATTTTACTAGAGAAAGCGATTGCAACTGCTGCTAAATTCCAGTTGTTTGAGTTCAATGACGCATTTACTCAAGCACAATTTAGAAATCTAGTTGAACCTTTCTTGAGAGATATTCAAGGTAGAAGGGGTATAACAGACTTTAGTGTTGTTGCAGATGGAACTAACAATACTGGAGAAGTAATTGACCGAAACGAGTTTGTTGCAGATATCTTCATCAAACCAGCAAGGTCTATTAACTTCATTCAGTTGAACTTCATTGCAGTGAGAACTGGTGTCGCATTTTCAGAGATAGGGGGGTAATTAAATGGCAACTTTAGATGAATTTAAAGCAAACCTTATTGGTGGTGGTGCGAGAGCAAACCAGTTTAGAGTAACTTTCAACACGCCTGGCGCAATTGCAACTGGACTTGATGTAAGAAAAGCATCTTTTCTAATCAAAGCAGCTGCATTGCCTGGACAGACAATCGGAGAAATTGCAATTCCATTTAGAGGACGTAATCTCTATATTGCTGGAGACAGAGAATTTGAAACTTGGGAAACCACAGTTATCAACGATACTGACTTTAACATTAGAAATGCAATGGAAAGATGGTTGAACGCAATCAATGATACAGTAACTAATACTGGTCTATCAAATGTTGCAGATTATACTGCTGATTTGACTGTAGAACAGTTAGATAGAGATGATACAGTTCTTAAATCTTACATTCTAAGAAACTGTATGCCTCAAGGTACTGGTGCGATTGAGTTAAGTTATGAAACTGCAAATGCAATTGAAGAATTCTCAGTAACTTGGAGATATTCGCACTTTGAAGCCTCTTCAGTTAACTTCTAATAAACGTACTAAATAGTAGTACGAAAAGGAGTTATTATGGCTGATTTATTTGGTTTCACAATCACTCGTAAAAAAGAAGATAAGGGAGCGTCTTTCACGCTCCCTACTTCTGATGATGGTGCAGAAGATATTGCATCTGGTGGTTTTTATTCTTCCTCTTATGATATAGAGGGTAAGGATAGAACTCAATACGATTTGATTAAAAGATATCGTAACATATCACAACAACCAGAATGTGATAGTGCGATTGAAGATATTATTAGTGAAGCGGTTGCATCTAATGAATTTGATGCACCTATTTCGTTAGCCCTAGATGGGTTAAATCAATCCGACAAAGTTAAAAGAAGAATACGAGAAGAGTTCGATAGAGTTCTTCAACTATTATCTTTTCAAGAAAAGGGTCACGACATATTCAGAAGATGGTATGTTGATGGTCGATTATTCTATCATAAGGTTATTGATACAAATGACCCAAGAAAAGGTATTACCGAATTACGATACATTGACCCACAAAAAGTTAGAAAAGTCAGAGAAAAAATTGCTGGTAAACCTAATCCAATTACACAAGTAGAAGAAAAACAAAAAGCGGTTGAGTTTTATATCTACAATGAACATGGAATTTCAACTGGTGGTTCTGTTAATAATGGTTTGAAAATTTCAAAGGATTCTATTGCATATTGTCCTTCTGGAATTATTGACCAGAATAGAGGTTCAGTATTATCCTATCTACATAAAGCAATCAAACCAGTTAACCAACTGAGAATGATTGAAGATAGTCTTGTTATTTACAGAATATCAAGAGCTCCAGAAAGAAGAATATTCTACATTGATGTTGGTAATCTACCAAAGATTAAAGCAGAACAATACTTAAAAGATGTTATGAATCGTTATCGTAACAAACTGGTATATGACGCATCTACTGGTGAGATTAAAGATGACAGAAATCATATGTCAATGTTGGAAGATTTTTGGTTACCAAGACGAGAGGGTGGTAGAGGAACAGAGATTACTACACTGCCTGGTGGTTCTAATCTTGGTGAGATAGATGACATAATTTACTTTCAGAGAAAACTATACAGGTCACTTAATGTTCCTATCTCAAGACTAGAAGCAGAACAAGGTTTCAGTCTTGGTCGTTCCACAGAGATTACAAGAGATGAACTTAAATTTACTAAGTTCGTGCAAAGATTAAGAAAGAAGTTCACACCTCTATTCACAGATATTTTGAAAACCCAACTAGTTCTCAAGGGTGTTATTACTCTTGAGGATTGGGATAATATGAATCAACACATACAGTATGACTTCATGCAAGATGGTCATTTTGCAGAACTCAAGAAAGCAGAGATACTTAGAGAACAGGTTGATATGTTGGGAACTATCGACTCTTATATCGGAACATTCTTTAGTAAACAATGGGTGCAAACAAATGTATTGCAAATGACAGACTATGAGATTGAAGAAATGCAAAAACAGATGAATAGAGAAGCAGGAGAAGATGTTGAAGATGGTGGAGTAGATTTACCCCAAAACACAGATGGTGTCACAAGATATCCATCACAAGGTGGTAATATTATCGGTGCAGATGATGTAGATAAATATGATAATAATGAACCACCAAAACAAGGAGGAGATGATAATGAGTAGTGAAGATTTCGTAGATGCGTTACATATGGGTAAGAACCTTGAAGCAGAAAGTTCTTTCAAATCTGCAATGCAAGATAAGATTGGTGCGGCTTTAGAAACTAAACGTAGAGAAGTTGCAAATAGTTTTGTAAAAACTGTAGTAAAGGACGATGGAGATGCCGAAGAGGTTTGATTCATTCTATACTCCTGTAACGGAGAAAGATGAACACAAAAAATCTAAGTTGTATAAGAAGTTATCTCCGAAGATGCGAGATGCAGTTGATGATATTTTTAAAAAAATGGACACTAAACCTCAAGATTTCCTAAATACTTTTGAGAAAACTATACAACAAATCTCTAAAAAGTACAGGGTTTCCGAAAAAGAACTCATGGGTTATTTTGAAAAAGAAATGTTAACAATTTAAGGAAGAG